CCTCTGATCTGGAAAGATGCCGTCTTATCGGAAGCACTGAAAGGCAAACTGAAAGGCAATCCTGACGCCACAACCAACCTGGTCGAAGCCTCTTATCGCAACTGGCACGACGTTCGGACGCCGGTTTATTACTATCAGGTGGTCGCTGGCGAAGACAAGTCACTGGTTCTGGACAATGAAGAAACTGGTCTTGGCGCCCGCCCGTATGTCACCCCACGTTGGTCGGTAGCTGCTGGCGAAGTCTATGGCCGCGGCCCACTCATCTCTGCATTGCCAGCGATCCGTACCACGAACCTCGTTACGGAGATGATTCTTGAAAACTCCCAGATGGCTATTAGCGGCCTGTGGCAAGTCGACGACGACGGAACCATCAACGTCGATAACGTGGAGATCGTACCGGGCGCGGTGTATGCACGACCTCCAGATAGCCGAGGACTTGAACGAACCGACAGCCCGAGCAATTTCAACGTCGCAGATATCGTCCTCTCTCAGCAGCAAGAAAACATCCGCAAGGCATTGTTCGCAGAAAACCTCGGCCCATTGGATCAGACGCCGAGAAGTGCCACAGAGATCAATGCACGTATGCAAAACCTAGCGGAGCAAACCGCCGGGCCATCAGGCAGGATCAAAGTCGAGTGGCTTGATAGGATGCTGCAACGAATCGTTTGGCTGTTCACGCGAGCCGGCATACTGGAAATGCCGAAGCTCGATGGTCGCGAAGTACGTGTTGTTGCGAAATCGCCACTGGCACGTGCACAGAAGTTTGAGGAAATTGAGCGTATTCGCGGGTTCGCGGGTGACGTTCTGGGCATACTTGGTCCGCAGCAAGGCCAGCTTTACATCGATCAGGATGAGCTGGTGGATGAGCTTCAGACCAAGTGGGAAGTACCACAAAAAATGGTACGAAGTGAGGAAGCGCGGAAGGAGGTTATGGAGGGAATGGCCGAAGCTGCTGCTAGTCAACAAGGTGCACAAGACATTCAACCTGGCGGCTTACCGGCACAAACTCCAATTGGGCAATGAGTGACGACAACATAGGACGAGATATAAGGCCGAAGAAGAAAGCACCACGAACAAGAAAGCAGCAATACGTCGGCCCTGATGGGCTGGCTCGGCCACCTAAAATTGAGCGCAACATCAACGAATGTTTCTCCGTTGTTTTTCGGGGGGCTGCCGCTGATACGGTGCTTGATTATCTAAAGTCCATCACGACCAACCGGGTGCTGGAACCCGGTCTACCTGAGAACACCTATTCATATCAGGAAGGCGCACGCTGGCTGATGGGCGTAATTTCAACACGTATCAAAGACGGTGAGGACAAAAAACCATGAAGTATTTACTCGAGTTATTGTGGCTATTCCTGCCACGCGAAGAAGGTGAGGGCGAAGGCGAAGGCGGAGAAGGCGAAGGTGAGGGCGGAGAAGGCGAAGGCGAAGGCGGAGAAGGCGAAGGCCAAAGGAAGCCACTCGGCGGCGACGATCCCGATGCCAAGCCCGACTGGTGTCAGGACAAGTTCTGGAATCCAGACACGAAAGCGCCGCGCACCGAAGTCGCGCCCAAGGCGTACAACGAGCTGGAGGGCAAACTTCGCACCAACAAGGATGAACTGAAAGAAGAAATCCGCGCGGAGATGGTTGCCAGTGCGCCGGAGTCCTACGAGGTCAGCCTGTCGGAAGACTTGAAGATCCCTGAGAACATCGAGCTTGATCTGACCTCTGAAGATCCAATCGTTAAATGGTTTTTTGAGAAGGCCAAGACCAAGGGAATGTCTCAGGATGAAGTCAGCGAATGGCTGAACGATTACATCAAGATCGAACTTGAGGCGATGCCTGATGTTAGCGCGGAAATCGAGAAGCTAGGCGATCACGGCCAAGACCGTATGTTGCGTGTTCACAACTGGCTTGAAACCAAGCTGAGTGACGAGCAATTCAAGGCCATTAACCCGCTATTGAGTTCAGCAGCCCAGGTTGCGGCATTGGAAGTCCTAATGAAATCAAGCGGCCCAAGCGATTTTGAGGGTGATACTGGCGGGCCAGCCCTGACGCTGGAAGAACTGCGAACCATGCAAAATGACAAGCGAGCATGGCAGGATAAAGACCCGGTGTTCCTGAAGAAGATTCAGGACGGGTACAAGAGACTTTACGGGAACAAGTAAACGGCGTTATTATCCGGGTCGAAGGCCGCTACCAACTGCCTCGGCCCGGGATTCCCCGGCACAACCGATCAAGGCTCGAAGTAGAGATAACCTGAAACGGTATTTCTTTCTATCTACTTGGAGAAAATCAATGTTCTTGCGAATGTTACTTGGGCTCATCTTCCCGATGAACCAAGACAACTCGATTGACATTGCTTTTACCAAACAGTTTGAGTCGGAAGTTCATCTCGCCTACCAGCGAATGGGTTCCAAGTTGCTCAACACTGTGCGGCGAAAGACAAATGTCGTCGGCAAGTCCACGACCTTTCAGAAGATAGGCAAAGGAGTAGCTGGCACCAAGACCCGAGGCGGTCAGGTTCCGATTCTCAATCTCGTTCACACGAACGTCGAATGTACTCTCGTTGATCGCTATGGCGGTGAGTTCATTGACAAGTTGGATGAGCTGAAAATCGAGCATGACGAGCGATCTGCGGTAACGCAGTCAATCGCCGGCGCTTTGGGTCGCGCATCTGACGCGGATATCGTTGCGATTACCGATACCTTCTCGAAAGCAACCACGGACACGGGCGTTGTAGATCAGCCCAAGATCGAGGAAGCATTTGAGGACTTCGGCAATACCGATGTTCCTGACGATGGCCAGCGATTCCTTGCTATCGCTCCGCAAGGCTGGACTGACCTCATGGGATTGGCACCTTTCGCCTCTCTCGATTACGTTCCTGAATCTGACCTGCCATTTCCAAAGGTAGGCTTCAGTGCCAAGAACTGGTTCTCGTTCCACATCTTTAGCTTCTCAGGATTGACTCTGACCGGCGGCACCATTCGCGAGAATGTTGCTTACCACAAGTCAGCGGTTGGTCATGCGTCGGGACAAGATGTATCGATGGACTTCACATGGCAAGGTAAGGAACAGTCTCACCTGGCAGTCGGTTCGATGTCGATGGAAGCCTGCCTTATCGATAACATCGGCGGATACCGTATCCGTTCGACGGAGACTTAGAATTATGAATATTTTGATGAGATTCTTACTCCGGTTCTTGCCCTGTGCTGGTTTCGAGCTGAAGGATATGAACCGTATCCAAGGCGGAACTGTGACCCTGTGGCTTTACAAGTCGATTACAGACACCATCGCAACCATGGCTACTTCTGGATATTTTGATCCGGTAGCGGAATTGGTGCGTAACGGTGACATCATCATAGCTGTTGATACCAACGTCCCTACAATTGACGTTCTTCTGGTGTCCTCTGCCGATGGTGCAGCCGTGGTTACAACTGTCAACGGCACGTAAAGTACCACCTGGAACAAGGAGTCGGGCCGGGGTTAGCTAGTCTAGCCTCGGCCCTATTTGCTTATGGCTGAAGAAGATCGGATCAAGAACTCGAACCTTGCTTGCTTAGGTGCCGGCGTCAATGACATCACCAGTATGTTGCAGGCCACTGCCGAGGCGAAGTTTTGCAATCAATGGTACGAGTTGATTACAAGTGCCGAGCTGTCGCTTTACAAGTGGCGCTTCGCGACCAAGACCGTTGAGCTTGGCTCCCCACTGCTGGAGATCCCCGACAACGCCGATTTTAACGTGGCCTACCAAGCGCCAAACGATGTGCTGTCCGTCGACACGGTTTACATCAATGACCGGCCCATTCGATATGACCGGCATCAAGATCAAATTCACACGAAGGACACTTCGGCCGATACGGTAATCATCAAGTACCGCTTCCGCGCTGATGAGTCTTTGTGGAACCCCTACTTTCAATTGCTGGTTGTGTACCGGCTGGCGACGATGCTCTCCTTCTCGATCGCTCGCAAGGAAGACGTTGCTGCCAGCATGAAGGGACTCGCTGATGAACACTGGCGGCGAGCCAAGACTGAGGACGCACAGGGGCAGACAAACAAGAAGGCCAACCTCTCAAGGCTCAAGCGAGCGCGAGGCGGCAGGATTGATAAGTTCTGGCGTGACCGCTAATGCCGAAGTTTCGCAATTACCAAACCAACTTCTCTGGTGGGTTGTTGTCAGAGGGGATGCTTGGCCGGGTTGATCTGGCTCAGTACGAGAACGGTTGTAAGCAGCTCGACAACTGGTGGCCCAAGGTCACTGGCGGTATGCGGCGTCGACCTGGCTCGTTGCAACGAACCTTCCTAGACACTGCTGTACGCCTTGAAAGTTTCATCTTCTCTGAGACACAGACGTACATCGTCTGCTTTCGCGCGCAAGCCGGTGATCCAAATTACAACGTCGTGGTTATCGATCCGATAACTGGCTCAGTAATAACTACGAGACATTTAGAATTAACTGAAACAATCATTCGAGAACTCTCTATCACTCAGAAGGGTGATGTGATGTTCATCGCCCATGAGAGTTTCAGGACAAAGCTACTCAGGCGAACTGGTGCCTCGACATTCTCACTGACAGATATGGAGTGGGAAGGCCGCATAACGGATAACGACTATCCGAAGAAGATGCCGTTTGCCAAGTTTGCAGACCAGCAGGTAACGATCAATCCAAACAGGTATGAGCTGAATGGACTGGCATCCGTTACCGCGAGCGAGTCTGTCTTTCACGATGGGCTGGTTGGCACTGCCATTCGCTATCGTGGCAAGCAAATCAAAGTCACCGCCGTTGCCAGCCCAACATCGTTGACGGGTACGATCCTAGAAGAACTGGATCAGGGCGTTGTCATTCACTTCAGCTCATCGAACGACAAGCCACATGACTTCTTGGTGGGTGAGCTCATTGTCGGTAGAGACTCGGGCGTGAAGGTCGAAGTGACCGGCACCAACAATACCAATATCTCAGGGGCGTACATTGCTGGCAAGTTCGCTCCCCTATCAACAGAAGAAGTGGAAGGGTTGACCAGTGGAAACGTCGCATCAATCACCGCTTTTTCAAA